CCAATGGTTGATCTGTGTCAATTTCTTCAATACTAATATCAGCCTTTAAAAAATCAAATTCCCCTATCTTTTTAGTATAACCTAATTTTACTCCTACCTTTGCCATTCTAGTTCTCCTTTTCTGTAAAATGTAATAATAACATAGCATAATGTATTATCTTAAATATATCTTTTCTTGGACTTCCCTTTTTATCATACCGAGAAGCGTACTTCAAAATGTTTGCCCTACAAAAAGGTATAGCATCCCCACACGCTTCAATAAAATCCAGTGTCTGTATATCCCCCTCACTATAGTGTTCACCATATGTATTTCTTATATATTCTTCAACTTCTGTTATAGTTTTATCTTCATTATATTTCATAATTATTCCCAGTCAAATCCTAATTGTTTATCACCATGTGTATAGTATACATATTTACCATGTCTGACTCTGTTTAAAACGCCATCTTCAGCAAGTTTTCTTGCTATTCTATCTGCTGAGGTTCCTAACCAACCCCATTCGGTGTTAATTTTTTGTAGCCCCCAAGATGGTACTGGCTCTTTAGAACTGTAAACCAAATTCTCTATTATTTTTGCTTGTGACATTTTCATGTATTAACTCCTCTCTAAAAATTAAAACTTGTCTGGTATGTTGCTGGTTGTAAATCTTTTTTACTTGCCCATGATGGAGTACATATTTCCATATCAACCTTCAAAGGAATGTCTAAACTGTTTTGTTCCAACAATTCTCGAATCTTATTTGGCAAATAATCAAGTTCACTATCGTGTATTTCTAAAATAACCTCATCATGTACTTGTAAAAGCATATAACTTCTCGTGTTTTCTAAAAATTTTCCTATTTTTATCATTCTTTCACTAAGAAGATCAGCACTGGTACCTTGTACGAGGTAATTTACTCCTTTATACCCTAAATTTTTTGGTATTTCATACTTTCTACCATATTTATTCTTAATCCACCCCCTTCTTGCAACTGTTTTTACTACTCTCTCAAAAAAATCTTTAGAACCTCGTAAACCTTGAAAGTATTTCTGTTTATACTTACTAGCTTCATCTACTGTTGTTCCTAATTGTCTAGCTAAAGCATTATTCCCAATTCCATATATTGTGCCAAAAGTAATACCTTTAGCCATTTGCCTATAAAACTTAAACTGATCATCAGATTCCGTAACATTAAAAGCTAATTTTGCAGCTTCACCATGAAAATCTACATCATCTTTAAATAATAGTTCATCAATAGTCTCGTTTCTAAAGTAACTTAAAAAAACACGTACTTCCATTTGGCTATAATCAAAAGAAACAAGATTGTATTCTGGTCTTGGAATAAACAAACGCCTTATTGATATCTGGCTTTTATCAGTTTCATCATAACTTTCATCGCCAATAAATGCCCAAGTCTTTATTACCTCTGGTGATAACTCTACTGTTACACTGTTTCCTTTAGAATTTAACATAGCGTGTATTCTGCCACGAACTTCTTCAATACCTTTTTCATCTAAGTCTATATTACTCAGTTTAAAATGGTTTCTTGGTATGTTTTGCAAGTTTGGGCTTCTACTAGAAAGCCTACCTGTCGTTGTCCCCCAATTACAAAAAGTCGTATGCATTATGTCAGCATCCATATAAGGTTCTATATAAGTAGAATTCAACTTATCTAATGTTCTGTATTGACGTATCAAACCAGCAATTGGGTTGTTTATGTTTACTAAAGCTGTTTCGTTCCAACTGTTAGCACCTTTTGCTGTTTTTACAGGTGAGTAAATATCCATAGTCTTAAACATAGCGTCAATTTGTTGTGAACTTGAAATATTAAATTCCATGCCAGCTAGTAAATATATCTGGCTCTCTATCTCTTTTAAACGTTCTAAAATGCGTTTTTTCGACCCTTCAGCGTGTTTTCTGTCCACAATGATACCTTTGGACTCCATGCTGTATAAAACCTTTGTCAGAGCCTTTTCTAGGGCAAATACTTGTTCTTGCTCGGTTTTCTTTATAAGTTCCAAAGAATCTTGATATAATCTTGCTGTTAACTCCACATCTTTTTTACAGTATTCGCCTAATATATCTGATGGTGCCATTGAAAAATCTTTGTGCCATTTGTTAGATCGCAGAAACTTTTTAGTATCAATGTCGTAATCAACAGCTTTTTGCCCATACCTTCTTTTACCAGTTGGTGTTAAACCCATCTCCCTAACTTCCGAATGTTCAGTAAGTCTTACCATAACAATTACATCAGTTAAAATTTTATCGGTTAGTATTAAACCCTCTTGTTCTAAAAAAGATAAATCAAACTTTACATTATAGCCAATGTATTCAGTTAGTTCGTTTAAACACCCTATCAAAATGTCTAAATGGTCTTGAGTTAGGTTCTCACCTTGATGGTGCCTAAAAGGATAATACTGTGATTTGCCACCATGAAATGGTTCACCGATCCCAATACCACAGATTTGATTTTTATGAGGATTCAAACCATTAGTTTCAACATCCACAACTATCTGTGAACATTCTTGCAATAATTTAATATCCTCATAAAAGGTACTGTTACGTACTATAGTCATTAAAATAACTCAAAACTTTCGTCATCTTTTGTTGGTTTAGGTTCTTCTTTCTTACTTTCATTTTTCCCAAGATAAAAATCCATTAATGGTTGTAGGTTTTGAATTTCATCTTTCTTGTTTTCTATTATATCAGTAGCTACTTGTTGGGCATTATCCTCATTTGCTAAACCACTGATTGAGTAATTAGTGTATTGCCCATCAACATATTTTCTTAACTTAATAATACTTTTATTTAAACCACGATTGTATTCACAAGCTGAGTCAAACTTCTGTCTATTAGCATATACTCTGGTTTCTCTATCCCATTGCCCATAAGGAAATTCAACAATCTTAAAATCTTCTACGTTTTCCTTAAACATTTTCTTTTTTGAGTCGAGTTCTTTCTCAACCCATTCTTCATTATCACGATTTTCGTGATATATAAAGTAAACGTATGCCCACATAGCTAATCTTTTTCTTGCTTGAACATCCTCACCTTCTTGTTTAAGTTTGTATCTCCCATCAAGAAAGTACATTTCTAATTCTTCTATGTGTTCTTTTTCATAGAAACTACTTGCTACTGGTGTGAAATAAACTATATCGTTAGGTTTTGTCATTAAAATTTTAAATTTTTCATTATCTGGCATATTGTTCTCCTTTACCAAAAATTTCTATCTTCTACTATAGCTTGTAATCTTACCTTGTCTCTTATTTCTTGTACATCTTTAAACTCTTGTAGATCAACGTAACTAAGCATAAATCTATTTCGCATATCTTCGGTTGCCTTTGATATTCCGATACGACCAGCTTCATCATTGTCTAAACATATAACTACTTCAGATGGTCTCAATGTTGATATTAAATCTATCTGGGTTTTTGAAACTATTGCTCCAAGAACTGCTATAGCACTGTACCCATTTTGATCTAACCACATAGCATCTAAAGCACCCTCAACTACATAAAGTGTCTCCGAATCTACGACATGGTTTATACCAAATAACGCCCTTGATTTTTTAAAGCCTTTAGAAAACATATATTTAGGGATCATTTCATGCCTTCTTGTTATATACCCAATTGTTTTGTTATCTTTGTTATCAACTGGTATACACAAATCGTTATATCTGTTTTTCTTACAGTCCCATTTATCTATACATTCTTTAGTAAACCCACGATCGAAAATCCAATGGTCATCCAAAATATTACTTAAACCTTCTAAAGGTTCTACTTCCTGTGGTTCCTGTGTATCTATCTCCATGTCTGGAAATGAAAAGTCAGCTATTTCCCAAGTTTTTTCTTCTAACTCTTGGTTTAACTCAGTCCAATTTCTACCTGATAGTTTGTAGATAAAGTATTTTAAACTACCTTGACCACAACCAGCAAAACATATCCACACACCCTTTTCAGTGTTTATAGAACATGAGGAAACTGAATCTTCATGGAATGGACAAAGTATGTTAAATTCATCCTCATACTGAATATCTACCCCATAGCTTAGTAATATTGAATGCCAATCCATTATGCATTCTCAATAATTTTTCGTTTGGCTTTACGATCTGTCGAGTTTTCCCTCAAGAAAAGGGCTATTTCGTTTTTGTGACCTTGTTCATCAATAATATATTTCTTACGTATATCATCAACAGTAACATCAAGTGGTTTACCTGTATATTTACCTTTAACAGTTTTAACTACTGTCTTGCCACTATCAAACCAATTAAAAATACCCATGATTTTTCTCCTTTCTTAAAAATCATTAAAATTAAAATTTGGAAGTTCTTTAATAGTTCCATTATTAACGTTCCAATCCATAGCCAATAACTTACCAGCAAGTTCGCCTTCACGATATTTTTGTACCTCTAAAATACGTTTAGACTCATCGTTTTCAAGTTGACACATAGAAAGCACAACATCTGCTGCTCTCATAAGCCCATCACCAAAAGCAACGTGACTGGGTTTAGGTGGTTCATATATATTCCTAGCTTCCCTGTTAGCTTGTGTAATAACCATAATAGGAATGTTTCTAGCCTTCGCCAGATTTTTTACTGCGTGTACCAATTCGTGGTTTTTCTCCCAAGAAGCCTGTGCCTTGTTTGGTATGTCAATTAAATAAATGCCATCAATAATAACAAACTCTGGGTTGTGTTTTCTAACAAGACTAGCGATAGATTCTACCGATATTGAATCTCTACCAGAAATATGATCACACACCAGTAATTCCAACCCTTTGATTTCTTCTAAATAATCTAAGTATCTTGATTCATCTATTTGTGAACCATTTCTTAAAGATGAATGATTAAAGTCATATCCCAATAACTTGCCAAGAACTACATCTAATCTCATGTTTATTGATGATACCGATTGTTCAGCACTAATAAATAAAGTTCTTTTTTTGTTGTAAATAGCTGTAGCTGCTGAATGAATAGCCATCCATGTTTTTCCTATCATTGGTCTTGCATAAAGACCTATAAGATCGCCACCCATCCACCCAACACCAGTATTATTTATACTAATAAGGGATGTTGGTATACCCATCATACCCTCATCTGAATTATGTATGTCTGCTCGATCTCTCCATTCATCTAATCTTTTACTACTGTTTTCACTAAAAGAGTTTATATCTTCATCGATTGATACTTCTATGTCAGTTAATCCAATCATTAACCTTGATAAAGCTGTTTTGGGGTCTGTTTTTACAGTATCTCTAACAGAATTAATTGTACTTACAACTTTTCTGTGTAATATTTGATCTTTAAAAATATCTAAAGCGTATTCATAGTTAACTGAATTAGCTGTTTTATCTAAATAAGGATAGTTATGGCATAGTGTTGCCACATCAGGAAACTCACCATGCTTGTCAAAAAAGTCTATTAGGAATTTATATACTTCACCATGTATGGAAAAATCTTGTGTGGCATATGGGAACGAACGTAAATTTTCTTTGTTAGTGAGATTAAATATAACAGCAGATTCTATGTATTCAAAACTTGACACGTACTCAACCCTCTTTTTTGTAAAGAACTCGATTGCTTTCTTTAAATAGTACGTAGTATT